TACGTCATTTTCCCCAAAATTATAACGATAGTTAGGCATATTTTTATACAAACTGATAAGAATTAAAGCGTGTCATGTTGTATAATAACAAGTGCAAACTACGTACTATTTTTGTGCAAAACTATGGCTTGCATTTTTAGTACTATGTGATATAATATAATCAGAAAGAGAGATAAAGTATTTAAAAGAAAACGAGGAAAATAAAATGAAAAAATATTATGAATATTTTGAACAGGAAAGAATGTTATATGTAGTAGCTGTTGTTAAAGGCGATAAATTTGAATCTTCATTACATATGGGAAGAATGCAAGGCTTTAAAGATGCTTTATCCAATACGGGTGTTGATTTTACGATAATATGTTATTTACATGACAGAATAATGTCTGCTATTGATTTTGCATATCGAATGAAAAGAAGATACAGAAAGGTGAGAAAGTGATTTTTGCGAGCCTGTCAATAGCAGGCCTTGCAATAGCAATACTAATAGTTGCTGAGATATTAGCTCGGTTACTATATGGAAAGGAGGATGAATGATGATTTTTGTTAAAAAAGTGATACTCGGTGACATGGAAATAAACTTTAAAAGGTCACTACAAATTGTAGGGGGGGATGAATTTAATGTTTATCTAGCTGACCGACATTATACAATAGATGGTCTACCGTATATTCAAAAATACTCAAAAGAATGGAAATTTATAGGAGCGTCAACAGGTCGAGAAATAACATTTGAATATAAGATTAAGTAGAACATTCGTTTGCTAGCTAATTATGTACGAAGTTAGTCATATATAACCATCGTGCAAAATAAATAAAAAATTCTTGAAAAAACTGTTGACATTTTAGTACAACAATGTTATAATTAATAATGTAAAGAGAACCCGACAAGCTCTTTACCCATCTTCAACACTTCATTTTTAGTAAGGCTGACAGGCAGGTTGCGGAACACTTCCGACGGGTTCGACTCCCGTCCTGTCAATTCGTCGGCGTACGTTAAACGAACAAAAAAGAATACAAATAAGGAGGCCAAAACTATGGCAAGAAAACGCATGGTTACACGTACAATCACATTTACGACAGTGAAAGCGACAGTATATGACATTGCAAGCAATGAAATTAAGACAGTTGAATATAAGCTGTCTGGTGAGCTTTCATCTGAGGTAGCACTTAAAATTATTACAAAAGAACATGAAGATGTACGACCTTTGAAAGTAACCGAAGTAACAGTTCAGGAAGAGCTTTACGGAATGTCAGAAGAGAAGTTTATTGAACTGGCGGAGATTCTTCCTGCTAGAAAAAATTTTTCTGAATAATCAAAAGTAACTCGTTAATCAATTTGTTTTATGCTTACACGATACAACACAACCAAGAAAGGAATTTAAAAGAATGATTACAATTACAAACACAACCAAAGAATTCACAGCAATTGAAAAATATCTTATGACAACAGCACCAACAATTAAAACTGTTAAAACATTACAGGATGGAGACGTTATCAACGTTGCAGGTTATATTGAGTTTGTAGATGAAAAAGATGACGGCACGACAGCAGAACTTATGTCAATCATTACAACAGATAATGTTGTTTACAGCACACAGTCTGTAACATTTAAACGTTCTATCAAAGACATTGAAGCTATTATGCAGTTCCCATTCCCTGTTAAGAAAATCTCCGGCCAGTCAAAGGCAGGTCGCAATTTCGTTGATTGCGTATTGGACATTAATAGCTTATTATAAGAAAGTAAATTAAATAATTATTGGCGCTCACGGCATACAGTGAGCGTCATATTTTCTTTTTTATGTAGGGGTGACTAAAATGAGCTTTGACGATTTGTTTGATAGAAAATGTGAAGTAAAAGTTTGTGATATAATACAGTTATTTCTAATGGGATACGATGATAAGATTTATTTGAATTTATCAGATACTAACGAAAACTATATTTTATCTAAAGAACGCATAATATCGTCTAAGTGGATTCCATATTATGAATGTAATATTCTTTACATTTTAGACGATGATTGCGGATTTTTAACTCTTGTAATATAGTAAAATGTGAGGTATAACATGAGTAAAAAAATAACAGCCTATGAACGTGAGCGAAACCGTATAAAGCGCCTTGAGCGTAAGCTTAAAAAACAGGGTATTCAGTATGTTCCAACAAACATACCAACCTTGCGACAGATTAAAGCAAAAGGCTTTACAGGTAAAGCTCTGAGAGCTTACGTCAATAAGTTAAAAAATATTGACGTTGAAACTCTTAAAGCAGAAGCTAATATTCCACATGAAGAAGATATTGCATTCAGTAATTTTGATGACGAATTTTTATCAAAATACGGTTCATTTACATCAGAAGAAGAGGACTTATTTTATGGATACAAAGGTGCTACAGATGAAGAAATAGAGCAGGAGCGTAAAAGAAGAGAAGAAGAATATAAAAAAGTTGCTTCAGACTTTTCCTCATCATTAAGCAAACCTGTTGATATGAATAGAAGCAGGAGAAAAGAAGCAATATCATATTCAAAAAGTATGCAGTCTTTCTTATTGAATATGATTAATGACATTGGTACAGCTGAGGTTGGAAGAAGATTAGTAGAAGCTTCAAGAACAATTAATGACATAGACGTTATAGTTTCAGCTGTTTTATGGGGTTCATCAGTTGCAGTTATTAACCAAGCAACAGACGAACTTTTACAAATAATTAATGGTTCTCCATTGACATTTGCACAAAAGGTACAGGCTGAATCAATGAATGAGAATGAAAATGGGTGGTGATGATATGGCAAGACCTAAAAAAGTAAAATATCTGGTAGGAGACTTTGAAACTACAGTCTATGAAGGTCAGAAAACTACAGAAGTTTGGGCTTCTGCCATTGTAGAAATGTTTTCAGAAGATGTTTCTATTTTACATTCGATAGACGAAACATGGAAATATCTGTTAAATTTAAAATCTAACTTAATTGTTTATTACCACAATCTAAAATTTGACGGTAACTTTTGGATATCGTTTTTTCTTAATAAACTAAATCTTAAACAAGCGTATACTGGAGACGGCGTAAATTCCTGTGAATGGAAACACGATAAAGACATGTATAACAATACTTTCAAGTATACTATATCTGAAATGGGGCAATGGTACAGTATCAAAGTAAAAATAAATGATAAGATAATAGAATTTCGCGATTCACTCAAGTTACTTCCATTTTCAGTTAAAGAAATAGGAAAAGCATTTAAAACCAAGCATCAGAAGCTTGACATGGAATATACAGGTTTTCGTTATGCAGGTTGTGAAATTAAACCAGAAGAAAAAAAGTATATAGCTAATGACGTTCTTGTTGTTAAAGAAGCACTAGAGATTGTTTTTCAAGAGGGTCATAACAGACTAACAATAGGAAGTTGTTGTCTAGCTGAATATAAACAAATAGTAGGTGAGGATGAATGGAAAAGAAGATTTCCAGATGTTACACAAATAGAACTAGATTCTGATATATATGGTAAGTCAAATGTTGATGCTTACATTAGAAAATCATATAGAGGTGGTTGGTGTTACCTAGTAAAAGGAAAAGAAAAAAAAAATATACACAAATGGAACTACTGCCGATGTAAATTCTTTGTATCCGTCAATGATGCATTCTATGTCTGGTAATAGATATCCAGTTGGAAAACCTATGTTCTGGTCTGGTAACTTTATTCCAGACAAGGCTCTACAAAGCAATATGTATTTCTTCATCAGAATAAAAACAAAATTCTATTTGAAAAATGGTAAATTACCATTCATTCAGATAAAAGGAAATATGCTATACAAAGGCACAGAATCTTTACATACGTCTGATGTATTTGACAAAGTTACTGGTAAGTATTATAACAAGTACATAGACATTGATGGTAATACGTGTGATACTAGAGTAGAATTAACATTGACTATGGTAGATTACTTTCTTATACTTGAGCATTATGAGCTTGTTGACTTTGAGATTCTTGACGGATGTTACTTTTATTCAGAAGTTGGTATATTCGATGAATATATCGATAAATATGCAAAAATAAAAATGAATAGCAAAGGAGCTAGACGTACACTTGCAAAGTTATTTTTAAACAACTTGTATGGTAAATTGGCTTCATCTACAGACTCTTCATTCAAATTAGCGTATGTTAAGGATGATAATTCAATAGGATTCATAAACATTACAGCTAAAGACAAAGAAGCTGGTTATATACCTGTTGGTTCAGCTATCACAAGCTATGCTAGAAACTTTACAATACGAGCTGCTCAAGCAAACTATTATGGTGTTGAAGAACATGGCTTCATATATGCTGATACTGATAGTATACATTGTGACTTACCACCAGAACAGATTACAGGAATTAAAGTGCACGAAACTGATTTTTGTGCATGGAAACTTGAATCCTGTTGGGATAAGGCTATTTTCACAAGACAGAAAACATACATTGAACACGTTACACATGAAGATTTACAGAAGATAGAAAATCCGTACAACAACATTAAGTGTGCAGGAATGCCACAACGTTGTAAAGACTTGTTTGAATTGTCTATGTCTGGAAAAGCTGTGTATGAAGATTACAAAGAAAATACACCAGTAAACAGGTTTCTTTTTAATCAAGTTACACATGAACCAATTATTAGAACATTTGACGATTTTAAAATTGGATTAAATGTACCATGTAAATTAATTCCAAAACGAATAGACGGGGGTGTTTTGCTTGTTGAATCAACATATCAAATGCGGTAAATCTGACAGTCAAATAAGAAAAGACGTATATGCAATGTTAGATGAAGATTACAACGAATACATTAGAGTATATGATGCTAAACAGGCTTTACTTGCAATTAAACGCGTAATAAGAATGAATAAGTTGGAAAACGCTTTAAAAATATTGATGAATTCATATACATATTATGATGCAGATTTATTTTATAAAGCTTTTGTTGAAAAATATATTGAAATACTAAGGAGCGAATTGAATGAAAAAAATTAAAGTATTAGCAAAGAATCATGGCTATTTTAATTCAGTACTTCCAGAAAAATATGCATTTGGTGACTGGATTGATTTAAAAGCGGGTAAAACAGTTCGAATTAAAAAAGGTGAATATATAACATACCACTTGGTGTAGCTATGAAACTTCCAAAAGGGTATGAAGCTCATGTATTACCTAGGTCATCAACTTTCAGAAAGTATCACATTTTAATGGTAAATAGTATGGGAATTATTGATAACGCATACTGTGGTAGGAATGACGAATGGTGCTTTCCCGCATATGCTGTTGAAGATACATTGATAACAAGGGGTGATAGGATTGCACAATTTAGAATTGTAAGAAATCAGCCAGAAATTGAATTTGTAGAAGTTGAAGATTTGACTGATAGTGATAGAAATGGATTTGGTTCAAGCGGGGTGAGATAATGCAAAGAATAGTATTTGGCATGAATGATACAGAAGTAAAAAAATTTACACTTGACTGGTATACAGTTTGTAGGAATATTAGAAAAGCTAAAAAAGTTCCTTATTTTAAAAATAGAAAAAGTTCACAAGGTGTCAATTATTCTTTTAAGTGGTAGGTGAAAAATGCTTAAAAAGTTTGTTTTTATCAGTATTTTATTTTTAATATTGCTGTTTATGTTATTCCTGTTATATTTACTCACTTTAAGACCAGATATGATAGTGATTATTTGTGTATCTGGTGCAATAGTTATATGGTGGACTATTGTGTTCATAATGTTATATTTAAGGGTGTGATAATATGAAAGCGCCATGTAAAAATTGCAGTAAAAGATGTTTAAACTGCCACTCTGTGTGCGAAGAATACTTTCAGTACAAATATGAAATAATGAAAGCTTCAGTTGTTAAATATAATGATTCAAACCATAAAGCTTACGTTAGTGAAGCATGCATGAGAATGAAGAAAAGGAGTAATAAAAATGACATTAAAAGACGTTAGTAAAGTTATTTCAACATCTACATACATAATAATTTGCCAAAGAATAGAATATGATAATGTAAAATTACCTATGAAATCAAACAAGTTATCATATGATGAATTGAAGTGGCTAGTTGAAAAATCAGATAGAATTGCAAACATGTTAGTAGAAGATATATTTAGTAGAGATAACAATTTATACATATGTATTTATTAGTGGTAATATAGAAATGAATGATATTCTAAATTTGTTTTTTGCACTTGTCATTATATCAGCAATAAGTGCCAGACTGTTCAATAATTTAACATTATTTTTTATAATGTGTGTTTATTCAATGCTTTTGTGTATATCATTAGCACATTAATAACAAAGGGGAGTCCAAAAAAAGACTCCCTTTATTATGTTTCACATGAAACATTAGTTAATAAAATCACCATAATTTAAAACAGTTTTAACAACGTTTGTACTAGCTGTCTTTGTAAATTCTTTGCCAGAAGCCGCGCACATAAATAGTCTTAAATTAGTTGTATCAATAACAGTCTGATTAAAAACACCCTGCAAAAAAGAATATCTAATAACTACGTCATTTGAATATGACTTTATGATATTAAGTGAACTACCATCCTCATTTACAATTTCACAGAATTGTATAACAATTCCATCACAGTCATTTGCGACGAAAAGAGTATGGTCATCACAAATAATATGATTATCAGTAACATACGCGTAAGGGCTTTTTCTAATATAAAGGCCATAAAGTTCTGTTCCTACAGTTTTACCAAGCCCGCCACTTCTTATGTCATTGCCATTTAATCTACATTCTTTTACATTATCAACTTTTAAAGCTATATAATTACTTTCAATAGTATTGTTATTAATATTGCATTTTGTAATTGTTCTTCCATCGGAATTACCCACATAAATACCAACGCTTGATGAAATAGTATAGCGGTCTGTATTAGTCATCGACTTTTTTAATGTGTTTTGAGCTATAACAATGTCACTAATATCCCGTGTAATGAAAGAGGTGTCAATTGCTATGTAGTTATCCTCACAATCTTCTATAATGTTTCCAATGATGGTTATGGCGTCACCAATGACAAAGATTGCATCTCTATTACTATTTCTTATCAGACAATTTGACACTGTTACATTGTCACAATCATTTAGCTGAATTGACATAGCTGTTGCGCTTTCAAAAATACAGTTTTCTATTAAAATATTAGTGCACTTATTTCCTGCACCTGTATCAAGAATAGGTCTGCCATTTGTTGATGGTCTATCATATGTGTGTTTATTTACTTTTTGGCCTGCATTATTCATACCACCATCAAATTTGATGTTAGTAAATACACAGTTATCACCAGAAATTTTAATTAGACCGTCGTTAGGGTCGTTTGAAACGTCTATAATAAGAGAATGCAAGCATGAAAAATTTCCATTAATAGATGTGTTATCCTTGATTGTAAGTGCTGAGCTAAATCCGTATTTTTTGTTTGGCGTGAATGAAATACATTTACACGTATTCAACAGGTTTTTTAAGCCTGTAGTATCGTCACTGTCATCACCTTTACATCCAAACTGCTCTGGTCTACCTGAATCACCTACAAAATAAGCAAAAAGTCCATTAGAAAGAGGAATATTATAACCAGAATTAACGTCTAACACGTAATACATAGCATTGCCATTATCATTGACTTTATAATATCCACAAGTGATTACAACGTCATTTAAAGCAATGTTCGTGTCATTAATCATTTCTAACGCTGTAAGATGTTTTATAGCCCTTTTATTTACACTGTTATTTAATGACGAAAAAATAACATTATTAATCAAATCGGCTAAAGTACCATCCTGTGCCATTTCATCAAGCTTGTCATCAATCATTTTTTGTACATCAATCGAGTCAAAATAATGATTTACATAATCAATTAATTCATTGACTGTAATACTTACGCTATTGCATCTTTCAATAACTTTATTTAACAGTTCATAATAACTTAATTCGTCTCCATAAACCTGTGGTAAAACAGGAATAGTATGATTACACCATTCTCTAAAATTTCTAGGTTTAAAACTCATGCTGAATCACTCCCATATATCCCATATTTGCATAAATAAATCTTCAAGTTCACGAATAAGCATAGCGTCAATATTTTTCATCTTTTCTATGTACTCACTGACCATGCTAATATAAGTTATTGTACCATCTTTTCCCCGTCTACGCTCTGCATACTCTTCTGTACTTTTTGCATTAGTGTCACTATTGCTTTTGCTGTTGCTACTACTGTTAGTGTTACTGTTTACAGTCTGTGTTGTATCACTAAGGGTTGCATCACTCATATACTCATTAGACTCAAGATTCTGCAAGCTTCCTTGCGGAGTATCACTATGTCTAATTTTTGAACTAGATGTAGTGTTTGTTTCTGTATTAGAATTTGCTGTTATATCTGTGTTGTCACTAACTTTTGTATCGGCATTCCTACCAATATTGTGCTCGACGCTCATATTAACATTGTCAATAACAGGAATATCAATGTTGATAGCTTTGTATAACTTGTTGTAATATGGCATAATAACTGACAATTTTGCGTCAAGTCTTAACTGCCAAAGTCCAAACGTTTCACAACCTATTTCTCTTGTGTAAAAGTGTTTAAGAATCTTTGTCTCAAGTACTGGCCTATAACTTTCGTCAAATATTTCAAATGGTGGAAAGATTCTGTTTCTGGACTTTTCAATGACTTCATTAACATTTGAATAGCCAACTGACTTGTCAAGTCCTGCTAGTGATTCACATATATATCTGACTTCTGTTGTGTATCTACTCATATTATCACCTCTATATCAGGAGTGCCACCTATAAATCCTTCTAGATTTCCTTCATCAGTTTCCTTGTTAGGTTCGTCACCCTCGTCAAAAATCCATGTTACGTCAAGGCCAAACTTTTCTTTAATCTGTTCACTTGCATAGTCTCTTGCCATTGTTCTGGAACGTCTGTTAGCAAGTGCATCAGCATTGGCTGTATCTACTTCTGACTTAACCATTCTCTCTTTTTTCTGAACGATAACAGATGTAATACCAAGTAGCGCATTTCCCCTGTTGTACAGTGTCTGCTGTACTTCCATTAACTGAGGTGCTACAAGCGGTGCATCAAGTTTTAATGGCTTAATATCTTTTAGTGATAAATTATCACCAACTGATATATACGGATTATCCGCATCTACACTTGCAATAAGATTTTTAAATGTCAATCGCTCATTTTCAGAACATTGTACAATAACAGGTGTTTTCTGAGCTACACAGTTTGTATCTATTGTACCATCAATTCTCCAAAGCCTATACGCTAATTCAACATAAGCATTGTACATATTTATTCTTAACATGTTATCCCATATGATAACAAATTCATCTTTGCCAAGCTCTCTCTGGTAACCTGTCCATGGATTCCAAACACGTATCTTTGTTGGATTGCCATAACAGTCATAAGTACCAAGACACGAATACTGCATACAAGCATACTCATCAGCATCTGAATCGTAAAAGAAAGCAACAGAGCCAAGTTCAAATAGTTTTAGAGCTAACCATCTCGAATCTATTTCTTTAGGTAATCCTTCTACACGATAAGATGAAATAGCGTTGCTTGCAAACTTCATTAGCCAATGATTATATTCTATACTAGATGAATATGTTTTCTGAAAAAATCTTCTCTTGCTTCTACTTCTGCCCATTTTAATCACCACCTTATTTATTATTTGCTGTGTAGTTTCCGAAGCTTGTTTTCCAGAATGTTACACCTTTTTTGAGGACACTCATGATTAATTCTTCGGCATCAGCTGGTATTGCACCGTTTATAGTAACAGTAGAACATTTTACAAAATTCCATGACGGTCTAGTAGCAATATTTGGGACTTTTAATCTGCAAACTTTGTATCCAAACATACTAAAATAGTTATCAGCTATTCGAGCGTATTCTTCTCTTACTTGTCGTACCTGCACAAATGTATCTAGTATCTGCTGTGACCAAAGAACAGAACCACCAGAAGCACCACTTAATTTTGAGGTGTCGTGCGTTTCTTTGAAATAGTCTGATGCTGTGCTAACAGCACCGCTTACAGCACTAACCCCTGCAAGGCCTGCCGCCAATAAAGGCATTCCAGAACCTGTTTCTATAGCCGCACCTAAACCTACACCAGCTCCAACTGTTCTACTGCCTGTACCTAAAATCCTCGGCAACCAATGTGCCAACGCACCGCCAACTTCTCCAACTCCATATGACGCAATTTCAGCTTGATATGCGTCATACATGAAAGAACCTTTTATGCCATAATTAAGAGTATAACCCTCAGTCTTATTTGTACCGCCTGTTATTTTATAATTAGTTGGAATACACATTATCTGTGGAGTAACACTTTGATTGCCAGAAAAAGTCAATATTCTATGTTCATAGTCAGTAAACAATTCTGGATGTAACACCATTTTGTCACCTGTTGGAGCATAAACAACATAATCAACGAAAGGAGAAGAATACAATCTGTTGTTTACTGGTGTATAGTTACCGAATTTTGTTGGCAAAGCAGGTAACTCCCTTGTTGTCTGTACTCTTGAATCAGTTCCAGACGGAGCAAATATTTTAGGAATAGTGAAAACCTGTATAATTGTCGACTGATATCCCGCTGAAATGACATTATTCAGAAACTTTAATAAGTCATCGCTGTTATCTGTTGTACCAATTTTAGAGCCTTGAAATATACCACTCAAAACAGGCTTGTCAAACCATGTTGGTTGGTTAGCAATTCCACTTAACTGAGTATCACTGATACAGATTTCTACTCCATAAGTGTACTGTTTTGAAAATTCTGTCAACTGCTCTTCTATGGCTGTAATCATTTCACCAGTAGGCACATCTTCGTTTAGGGTGTGCGCCCCTATACTATCATCAGTAACATGTTCACGCTCTACAAAGCATTGACCAACCGTGCAATCCAGAAACCATGTCTGAAATAAGTCAATAGTAAACCTTACTTCGCATGTGTTATTAGAAACATACTCAATACTGTTGATAAATGCGTAAAACCACTTGTTACCAAAAGCTGTATTCTGAAACATTAAATAATTACATGGATAAACGTCATCTGCTTTACAGAAGAGACGGAACGTGCCTTTGTTGACACGCCCGTAACTCTGGTTCGTAAATGACTTAACGATTTTACTAGACATATAATTATGCTGTGCATTTTTAGTTGCAAAATATTTAACGTTATCATAACTTTTATCACATTCAACATTAGCAAGCAAATATATGTCGGTATCTGGTGCAATATAGCTCATTAAGTCACTCTCCTATTTAAGATACTGTAATAGTTACCTCAGCAGATTTGATTGGACCGATACTTGCTTTTGCGTTCAACGTACCTGCTGTCTCCGCTTTCCAAACACCATTTGAAGCAATAGTTCCTGTTGCTGTACCACCTGTTTTTGTCCATTTAACTGTTTCTGTACCACCTGTAACTGTTGAAACTGATGCAGTAAGAATTCCAGTTGCTGTACCATCTTTACCAAGCTTACCAGTAACTGCTACTGATGACGGAGTAATTGTTGTGTTGCTTGATGACTGTACAGGTACAGACTCAGCCGGAATACAGCATACTACATTTGCAAATGGGGATACAGCATAAGTCTGCCACATATGCAAGAAATAGTTATGGTCAAGCGAAACAGGGTTAGGCATATCCCGCATCTCAAAAACGTTGTCATAAATCTGTACAAAATCCTCATCTAAGATAACACCTGCAATGTTATCAAGAAAAGCCAAGTCATCCGCTGACGGTTCTTCATATGTTGGGTCATTTGCAAAAATCTTATTTAATCTTTCAACATCGAGTGTGCCAAGTGAATCAATAAGAATTCTTCTGTTTAAGTAATCTGCATACGGAAGATTGAATGCACCTGCAAGAACATTCGTATCAATGTTTGCATCATAATTTGTATTGATAAGAATAACTTTTCTGTCATTTTCTGTAAATGTTTTAACACCTGCAATTGAAAGCTTGTCTGTCATAAATGACATATCATTTGATGCTTTTCTAAGCTGTGTAGCCGCTTCGAGATATTTCCCTCCTGTAAATGTGTAGTAAGTAAGTTTTCCTTTGAGAATGTGCTGACCAATCATGTATTTTGTGATATTAAATTCGTCATAAGCCGCCGCGCTGTAAGTAGACTGAATAATTCCGCTCACAAGTTCATCCATGCCTGCCCAAGAATTGAAAGCATTTTTGAGCATCGCACGATTAACTGTCAATGGGTAAGTCAGCTGTGAATTCATTACATAGAAAGCAACTCTTACATCACTGTCAAATCGCTTGAATGCGTTACCTGCGCCGTTGTCTGACCCTCTAACTTCTTCATACTGATAAACATTTGCAATATTTACAAAAATATCCTCAATGGTTTCACCAGTGTCAATAACACCTTTTTTCAGCGTTCTTAACGGATTTGTGTACATTCTGCTTGCAATTCTTGCAAATGCAATCCTGTTTACAAGAGTATTGATAAACTCGTTCATTAATGCTGGGTTATTCATTAAAATAGCACCAATACCTCGAAGCGAATCTACATCCGGCGTTGCGTAAGGTACATTCTCACGGTAGTTGTTTGATGCACTATTTTTAATAGCGTTTACAACATCAGCAGAAATATTTGTGTTAGTCGTAATTTTTGGTTTAGTAGGCATATATATCACTCCTTTATTTATTATCTCCATATAAAACGGATTCAATGGTTAATTTCTTCATTTCCTCTTCGGGGTCTGTTTCTGGCTCTGGCGGATTTGTTGTCTGTGGTGCTCCGCCCTCTTTGAACCTAGCTGTATATCTTTCTCGCCATTCCTTGTCGTTGTCAATGTACTTCTGATGCCAGTCCTCGCCATCTTCTATACCATCATCGTTGATTGTTTCTAAAATGCTGATAGCTTCATCATCTGTTCTATCTCCAATAAATGCCAATAATGCGTCTTTTGTTACCTGTTTCATTTTTTACCACCTCTTTCTTAATTTTGGGTACATCCATATAGGAAGTCTGCGCCTTATTCCTTTTCCTGTTGGTAACGATGGGTTAAAACCCTGTAGCAAATTAAAGTAGTATCTTGCGTATTCTGCTCGTTTTTCAATAGTTGCTGACGGGTCAGCTGGTCTTTCATAACAGTACAAAAAGCATTTAGCCATATGCCCAACTTCATCTGTTGCAGTACAAAAAGCATCCATTGTCTGATATGTTCTAAACTCTGTAGGAACTGACGGAAAATTTGGATACCACTCTTGTGGATTGTTATGCCGTTCATCATCCAATCGCTGACACTGCCCATAACCGTCATTGTCGAGATTTGTTCTCCAGTCTGGATAGTTTTTGTTCAAATAAGGAATAATGGTTTCAACTGCGGGCGTCCACTGAACTAGTCCATATCCTCTTTCATCTTCTGCAACACCTTTTTCAAAAAGGTCTGCACTGATAAAAGATTCCATTGTAGCATTACCAAGCAATGCACAAACACCATTTAATGACCATCCTTTTGTGAGCAAATAACTTGCTACACAATAAGCATTGTTTGCTGATTTCTCTGATGTGTAGTTATCTAACCAATCTGGAATAGATTGCCAGTGTAAATCTGTTGGTTCTGGAATAGAACCAGTATCAACGTCGGCATAGATAAAGCCTTGTAAATAACCGTTCATCCAGTCGGGGCAATAGCCATTGCTCTTTTTTGCTTTTTCTGTCCAAAAATACTTCCCAGATGACCAACCGCTGTTTGAAGTAACAATACCATCTGATGTTATTTGTTCAACAACTGCAACATGACCTGCACCACCATTATTATACCCATAACAAGCAATAGCACCTAATTTTGGGTCTTTTCCTTTTGAAAAACCTGTTGTACGTGAGAACCAGTTGGTTGCGTTTGATGTTGATAAACCCGACGGATACCGTCCAATAATTTCATAAAATCTGCCCCATGCATACCATGTACAATTACCGCCTGTCTGTTGTGGTCCGAGGTTTGCCTGATAAAACGGATTATCACTGTACCAATATTTAGAGCCTTGCATACCTGATGATGTAAGTCTAGGAGTAAAAGGCATTAGCAATCACCACCTAACAATGATTCCCACATTTTTGGGCCGCATGAAGAGTCGTTATGACCATTTGTTCCACACTCAATTCCGTATGCACGCATCATGCTTTGATATGAATTGATTGCAAAGATTGTGTTGTTTCCTGCATTGCCATCGATTGAAAGGGGTTTTCCGTTTTGACCTATGAATCCTTGCGAACGTAATATAGCTTGTAATGCAACAACGTCAGTACCTTTTGAATTTAAAATTACTGTTTTCATTTGCTAACCTCATTTCCAATAACGTCTGACAATTTCTGTAATGCAAGTGTGTTGTTGTTTAATGCTGTTGTTACTTCTTTCATTTCCTGCTTATGCTGTTCATTAAGCTTGTCAATATCTTCTCTGTTTCTGTCTGTCGTATACTTGACATACCAAGCCATAGCAATAGCACATACTATTGGAAAACCTAGCGTTCCTACGGCCTGCAAAATAGCGTTTACATCCATTTTTTTCACCACCTTTTCATCTAAAATATTATATACTATATATTGATTTTTGTCAACATGTATGATACAATATATAGAGAAAGTAGGTGAAATACACATTGAATAAATACTACGATGGAACAAAGCTTTTGAGCATGCTCGACATTAATGGCAACAAACCAGAAATTTATATGGTTACAACCAACAGAACCGGCGGAAAGACAACTTATTTTAGTAGACTGTTAGTAAACAGATTTCTAAAAAGAGGCGAAAAATTCGCTCTTATATATAGATATAACTATGAACTGGATGAAATAGCAGACAAATTCTTTAAGGACATAGGGTCGTTATTCTTTAGAGGATATGAGATGACAAGCAAAAGGCGCGCATCTGGTATTTTTCATGAGTTATTCTTAAATGAAGAACCGTGTGGATATGCATTCTCACTTAATAATGCAGACGCACTAAAGCGATACAGTCACCTTTTTTCAGACGTTCAACAAATGATGTTTGACGAATTCCAAAGTGAAACAAATCACTATTGCACGGATGAAATAAAAAAATTTTTAAGTGTGCACACAAGCGTTGCGAGAGGACATGGAAAACAGATTCGATATGTTCCGGTGTTCATGTGTGGTAACACTGTATCTATCATCAACCCATATTATACAGCTATGGGAATATCTGCAAGATTAAAAGAAGATACAAACTTTTTAAGAGGTAACGGTTTCGTACTAGAACAGGGCTTCATTGATACTGCGTCTATTGCACAAAAACAGAGTGGTTTTAACAAGGCTTTTTCTAGTGATAAATATGTTGCATATTCTAGCCAAGGTGTGTACCTTAACGACAGCAAGGCTTTTATTGATAAGCCAAACGGGAGAGGGCGTTATGTGTTCACACTTAAATACAAGGATAGAATGTATGGTATTAAAGAATATGCTGATTCTGGTATTATATTCTGTGATGATAAACCAGATAAAACATGCCCTATCAAAATAACAGTAACAACAGACGACCACAACATTAATTATGTTATGTTAAAAAAGAACGACTTAATTCTAACTAACCTAAGATTTTATTTTGAAAGAGGTTGTCTAAGATTTAAAGACATGATGTGCAAAGAAGCAGTGCTTGCTTCACTTTCGTATTAAGGTATCACCAAGTGCTAACATTAATGTATACAGTTAGGAAGCAACGTTGAAAAATACGCTAACTTGTATGTTGGTAAATTGCAGACCGCTTTAATGTACCACTTGTCAATGATATATTGCCACTCTAGTTACAGAACGGATGTTCGTAACGTGGGTGGCATTTTTATTGGTCGGATTTTAAGAGCATAGTGTGCATAAGATCGGAAGAGCGTCGTGTAG